TTTGGTACGAATCTCGCAAAATGCTTTCCACATAATTAGAATTATGTCAACACCACACACAAAATCGTCGATTAATAATCTAAAAAGCATCATAGGAAAACGCGGAGTTTCCAAAAGCAATAGGTTCGAGATTGATCTCAGCGGCCTGGCAACCCTAGGAATCGCTGAGTCCTCTAATGATGTTCGTGATTTGGAATTACTAATTGTTAACACTACCCTTCCAGGAAGGCAGCTAACAACATTCGGCTACGATCTTTTTAGACACACAACCGATATGCCGACCGGATACGTAAACGAGGCTCTTGCAATGGAGTTTCGACTCACGGGTGATTATTTTGCAAAAACCATATTTGATCGCTGGATAAACAAAGTTGTTCCGAAAAAGCAGTACCTTATGGCTTATGCAGATACGTACAAGTGCGACATCGGTATCAGACAACTTGATAATAAGGACCGGGTAATTTACGAAGTTAAAATCGATGATTGTTTTCCAAAGGCAATCCGAGGCATTGGCTACAATTCAGAAACCGATACCATTTCTTCGCTCGCGGTTGAATTTGCTTACAATGATCTAAACTTTCCAAGTGATTCTGAAGGAGAATCCGAACCTCCAGTGGGAGAAACACCTCGAGTCACATCGGAAACACCACAGCTACCAACCGACGGCAGCGCAACAGCTTCTCTTGATCCTGGCAGCGGGCTCGCTTAAATTTGATCGATATATAAATTTATGAATCTACCAAAACTAGAAACACCCAAGTACCAGCTAACTGTTCCTTCAACGAAAAAGGAAGCAAGCTTCAGACCATTTCTTGTTAAAGAAGAAAAGATCTTATTGATCGCTCAAGAAAGCGGTGAAGAAAGTAATATGATCCGAGCCATGCGGGACATTATTGTATCCTGCACCTTTGGAGAAATCGCCGCTAAAGATTTAACTTCCTTTGACCTTGAATACATCTTCCTCAGAGTCCGCGCTAAGAGCGTTGGTGAAGATGCTGAAATCGGTATCAAATGCAGTGAGTGTGACACATCTCAAAAGATTAAAATCAATCTTGATAAAATCGAATTAAGCAAAACAAAACCGCTTCCCAAGAAAATTCAATTGACCGAGACGATTGGTATCATTCCACAGCACGTTCGACTGGACGATATGATCGAGATGGCAGGAATTAAAGATCAGGGTGAGTTATTCACAAAAACAATTGCTGCGACCGTTCAAAGCATTTACGATGAAACCAATGTGTATCCTCTTTCGGAAGCTTCTGAAGCAGACGTACGAGATTTCATTGACAGTCTCAACCGAGAGCAAATGGGAAAAATCGAAAAGGTTTTTAATTCCGCACCAAAGCTCGAAGAAAAGGTATCTTTTAAGTGCAGCGGATGCGGTGCTGAAAACGATCACACACTAAGCGGCATTGAAAGTTTTTTCGTATAGGCCTCTCCCATGAGTCTTTGATGAATTACTATCAAACCAACTTTTCTATGATGCAGCACCATGACTACAGCTTAAGCGAATTAGAAAATATGATACCATGGGAGAGGGACATTTACGTTGCCCTCCTTTTAGACTGGATTGCTGAAGAAGAAAAACGAAATCAGGCAAATTCATACTAAGCCAAACTAGAATTCCACCACGATGAAAGAAATTCTTGAAAAACTAACTAAACGAACTGAAGAAACCAATGCGCATTTGCAAGTCAATGCTGCTTTGTCCCAAGAAAGAAACGCTTCTCTGAAAGTGCAATCAGCTTTGGCCAAGCAGCAAGACGAAAAGCTAAGGTCTTTAGTTAATATTACCAAAGCAGGTTTGCTTGGTGATGAAAGAGAAAAGTCAGTTGCAAGACTTCAAGAAGATTTAAAAGAGTCAAGGGAATCCAAAAGGCATTCGAGTCGAAAAGATTCCGACGAGAGATCATTTAACCTTAGAGAGCAAGCAAAAGAACTTCAACAACGAAGTGTTGCTCTTTCCGAAGGATCCTTAGCCATTCTTAGGTTTAACGTCTTTAATGACCTTCGAAGAAGGATCATGACGCGGAAGGCCGCACAGCTTGCAGAAAACAGATCAAGGCTAATGGCGCAATCTCTTGTGGACATCAGAACTAATTTGGCGACGGACGGAAAAACAAACCTTGAGCTGTTAAAAGCATATAAGGATCCCGCGGAAAAAACTTTGATGCAAAAAACCGCGGCTGGCATCGCGTCTCTCGTGAAGATTACCAAAGACGGTGAAACACGATCACCCACGCTCAAACTTATTAAATACTTTAAGGACAGGGACAAACGAGCAGCGATCCGCGAAAAAGAAAAGAATCAAGAAGCCTTGAATGCGGCGAAAAATCCGAATCTTCTGAAAGATGTGAAATTCGGGAAGGCGCCAAAGGGAGGTCTTTTAAATATGACAAGACTCGTCTTTACAAGGCTTGGCGCGTACTTAATAGCCTTGGCTCCGGTTCTTAAAGGTGGATTCGCAGCCATGTTAATTAAAGCTCTTCCTGCTGTAAAGGCACTTGGAAAAAGATTCTTTGTAATCGGAGCAGTAATCGCGGCATTTAGAGGCATAGGAGACGCAATCAAAGCCTTTAATTCGTTTGAAGGCGATGCCGCTCCCTTTGTCAAGGCTATCCCAGCGATCGGAGCTTTTGCTCGGACCTTCATTGCCGATCTCCTCGGGGGAACGATCATGGCTATAAAGTTTATCGGAATGAAAATCGCCGAGTTCTTTGGAGCCGACCCCAATAGTGAGACAATGAAAACCTTACGAAAGTGGAACCCCATCGATGCTGTTAGGGGTCTCTGGGACGGACTTGTTAACACTATATCAGAGGTCTTTGTAGGTCTTATTGCCGAAATAATGGACGGAGCCACAATGTTTGGCCCCAATTCCAATTGGTTTCAGTCAACGATTGGTGTTATCCTTGGCTTCGGCAAGGGTTTGCTAATTGGCGTCGTTGACGGGGTAGCAGAGCTATTTGGAAGCCTCCTCCAGTTTGATCCTTTTGCTGACAGTGATCTCGGTCAAATGTTTAAAGACTTTAGCATGAAGGATTGGCTTGAAGAAACTGTTCGGCCGTTTATAACATCCATTCCAGACAGAGTAGCTGAATTCTTTACAAGTGTTTTTGATAAGATGATGGAATTTTTAAAGACTGGCGCGAAAGGTGCCATGCAATTCGGCATTGATGTAAGCAGTAAATTAAAGCAGTTTGTTCAAGGTATTCTGCCTGACAGAAAAGGCGGAGGCGTCATGGGCTTTATTGGAGATAAGCTAATCCCAGATGGAATATACGACTGGGCATTTAGTGCGGGAGGGACAAAGCCTGCTAAGAAGAAAACCACTCCGCTTCCACAAGCTAGCAATCCAGGTGTTGGAGCGAGGCTGATGGAAATAGGAGCAACCGCCGCAGGAACCGTTGTTAATGTTGTGAACAACAACGGCGGAAACGTCAGCAACACCACCACGTCCAATCAGGTAAACCACTCCAGAAGCAGCTCACCCATCATTATGGGATCAGCGATGGCCAACTAAAAACAAAAAAGCCCAGCCAGGAAAAACCTGACCGGGCTTTCGAAGTTAGAAATTAATCTTACTGCTGAGCGAGCTGTGCGAAGTATGACAGTGTGTCGTCATCATCGTTGCCGCCAGTTTCTTCTGTTGCTGCAGGCTCTGGAGCCTCTGCAGTTGCACCAAGTCCAGGAATTTCGTCCTCGACCTTATTGAGTGCGGGAGCCTGTGGCTCAGGAGCACTTGGCTGATAGGCCATGCTTGCGGAACCATTGACTTCCTCTTCTCCAAGCACTTCAATAAGCTTGCGCTTAAGGTCTTCATAAGACTTGAAGTTAGAAGGATCAACGAATTCGCTGAGTGCGTAAAGACCTTCGTAGGTGTCGCGAAGTCGAGCTTCATCATCTCCAAAGAGAGGAGTAACAGCATCAAATTCGGACTTGTCGTAGTTACGATATCCTTCAAAGTTGCGGATCTTCAGTTTGAAGTTTGCACCTTCCCAAAAGTCGAATGGATTCATCGGCTTTTCGTCTTGGAATTGTGGCTGCATCACGTCCATGATCTTATCAAAGATCTTCTTTCCGTACTTGTAAAGGAATGTCTTTCCTTCGTTTTCAGGATTGCCTGGATCGGATACCACAAGGATGTTTGAGACATAGTGAAGGCGACGCTTGCGTGAGCGAGCGATTTCCTTGTCAGATTCAACACCGCTGTTCCAAAGCTTTGTGTTGAGTTCAGAAACAGGATCGTCTTTACCAATGCTTGTGAGAGAACTTTCGATGTACCAGCGACCGGTTGGTCCCTGAAATCCGTGGTCCCAATAACGGACCCATGGAAGATCGTCTCCCTCTTTAGCAGGAAGAAAGCGAATTACCGCGTATCCGTTCCCGCTCTTATCTACTGTAGGCTTCCAAAGTCGGTCATCACCGTAGCTTGATTTGCTGGTGTTTCCGCCGACTTTTTCGGCTGCTTGAACAAGCTTACCAATGGCAGCTTGACGATTTGCTTTTAGGTTATCGAATGACATATTGTTTTATTGCGTATTGCGTTGTATTGCGTTGTATGTTGCGCGATGATATTATACCATATTATCGCTATTTTGTAAACACCGAAAGTACATTTTCAGTGTATTTTTTTAGATCCGCTGCATGTACCAAAAATGGTGCATACTTTGAAACCAAAAATGATGTTCCTCTGGAAACTTCCAAAGGATCAATTAATTCTTTATTTAGACGGCTAGTAAAGCCAAGAAGGTTTTCAAATACCGCCAGTGTTTCTATTGAAAGATTTCCCTCTGCGTGTAAACTGTACACAAGAGGTTGATCGTTTAGCTCGGGCGGAACAAAGCATTGATCAAAGGTAAAGCCACGCTTTCCTGCCGCTTCAGCAAGTGTTGTAACATCGCCTTTGAAGTTGTAATCAAGTGCTTGGATTCTTCCGGTCCAAAGATTGTATTCGTCCTCGCTGCACTCCCCGATCCATTTGTTACCTGCAAGAATGTTTGCAAGAGACCAAAGAATCACATCGTTTCTTTTTGGATAAGCGCGTGCTAATTTTTCAAACTGCCACCGATTCTTATGAGACATGAATGTTTCACGTTTGCAGCGAGGTCCTTTGAAGTTAAACTTAAAGGCATCATAATCCCTTTCAGGATTAAAGTGTAGAGTCATTGCTGTGAATGTACTCCACGCATCTATTGGGGTGCTGCTTTCGGTGTTCAGTGTTATCATACGAGCTTTGCAGTGTTGCTTTTCTTACTACGAAGGATGTTGTTGTTTATTGCCTCAATCTTAAGCTTTTCTTTGAGTGGCTTTGTGATAAAGCTGGTCATGTCTTCGGGATCGAAACCCCGCTCTTGACAGATGTATATGATTGCTTCAGCGTATCCCATCTCGTCTCTGCGAACAAGCGTTTCAACCTCGCGGATGAATTGTTCTTTGGTAAGAGGGATGTTTAACGCCTCTTCAATTTCTTTTTTTCTCATGACTTGTCAAATGTCTTTAGTAGTATTGTGTTGTTATTAACCCTGCCATTTGCTGGCTGCGGTTTTGTTTTTAGTGTTTTGACTAAATTTTCTATCTTCTTAGCTGTTCCAGCTAAAACAAGTGGGAGGAAATCTTCTGGCTTGCGGACAATGATCGTAATGCTTTTCTTTTCATCAAAGCCTTTGATGGTTGTTCCCGAAACACTGAGACCGTCTGCGACTCGTGCATAGTAAATGCTCAGTTGGCGATACTTCGTGTTGAATGTGTAAGCTCGCTGACTAAACGGAATAGCGATGGGATCAATGCTTTGCAATTTGTAGGTGTCGTCTTCCTTGAGATACTTGAGCTTTTTAATTTGCTTTTCAGCAGACTTCGGTCGCTTGATTCGTGGCTTGCGTGTTGTTTTTCCGTGTGCCTTTGCATCCTCAATCATCTTATCGAAGTTAGCAATAATGCGGGTAAGCTGCGGCTTACGAAGGTATGAGTAGGCTTCTGCTTCCTCGGTCTTTTTGTTTGTAGCGGCAACAAATTCGTCGCGGTGCTCGGTCAGCCAATCAACAACGAACTTAGCACCACGTGCGGGAATACCACCGCTGCGGAGAAGCATGCTAACATCAAGGTTAGGCATGGTTGTTGGTGTGTCTCCACGCTGAACTTTAGCAACGCCATCGAGAAGGGAATCAAGGTGGCAAATAACTTCGTTTTGAACCTTTCTTCGGAGTCTTTCCATTGGAGGAATAACAACCTTCTTTTCTGCTTTGTCGTCCTCCACCTTTGGAGCTGTTGTTTTTGTTTGGTGATAAATTGAAATGCTTTCACGAAGCTCAGCACGAATAAAATCTGTGACTGGCTTTGGCTTTGGAGCGGTTTCGCCAGCAGCGATTTTCTCAGCGTGTTTTTCAAAAGCTTCGCTGTGGAGGTCAGGCATACCTCGCTGAAGCATCCGAACAAGTTTACCAACTGTTGATGTGATCCAGCATGGAGAGACCTTTTGAATTGCATCAATGTCTGCCTTGTTGTACCCGTTGTCTTTCATCCACTGAAGGATCCAAGGACGCATGTCCGCGGTTTCAAGGTAGTATGTGTAAAAGCGGAAAGCCTTTGCTTGGCGTTGCCAGTACTCGTCGTAACCAAGGGTTTCAGCGTCACCCCACTTGGGTTCTTCGCCGGTGAATTTATAATCAACTGCAGCAACCTCGCCGCGTCGGTCTAGGAGTTTTCTTTTTGCCATAATTCTATTGTACCGTAATTTGTTGTGGATGTAAATCTTTTTTTATTATCTCAGTCTTCGCCCACACCCGCACGTAGACGCGTTATATAAGGAAACCTGGGTATACCATCAGGAGTTAGGTTAAAGAACGTCACCGTGCCGTATGAGCCGATGTACGTGTCTCTTTTGACAAGCAGGTCTTTGAGAAAGTCGTGGTTGCCTTTGATGTTAGAACGAAATGTTGTTCCATCTTCAGTTTGTAAAATAGCCCATCCTGCCATTCCTGTTTTGTTTCCTTTGCCCTCACAGATGTCTAGGATAAGGTATTCCTCGTCTTGAAAGTCTTTGCGCTTTAGTAAACCAGCGCTACGCTTGAATTCGTAAACCACAGATTCGCGAATCATTTGGCCTTCGTATCCGCGTCCAACGTAATCCTTGTAAGCGGAGTCAACCGAAGCCACGCAGCTGTGAAAGTTTGTTTCTACCATTCGAATTGCGGAGTCTTTGAGATTCCAAGTTTCGTAAATGGAAGCAATGTCCTCCGTCCGCTGGGCAAACTTCTTGCTTGGATCTGCGATGTCATACCAATGAAACTCAAGCTTGCGACCGGTTTCTTCAAGATCCGCTGGCGTGGGTTTAGTCTTTTTAGCAAGCGAAGAAATCTTGTTAAAGTCTTCTTTGTATTCGTGGTTGTAAAGTTCACCATCAAGTACAAGGTCAGGAAAGGCTCTGAAAACTTCTTTGAGCGAAGCGAGGATGTGCGGAATGGTTACCCAAGGTTTTCCTGTTCGTGAGAAAGCTCCATCCTTTGTGATAACCGCACGCATGCCATCGAGCTTGGGCTGTGAGTAAACAGGGTACTGAACCTTGTCCATCCGATCTTCCCATTTCTTTGCAAGAGTTGGTGAGACGAACTTTGGAGCGTCGTCTACCGCGGACACATCTTGGACGTATCCAGCGTCGATGTTTTTCTGCCACTTGGCTTGGGCTTCAAATTCAGCCTGCTGAGCTGTGTTGCGTTCGTTAGCACGTCCAACGTTTGTGGCCTGGACATCGTACCATTTGGAGGTCGTGATTTTACCTTCGACCTGACCGCTGTGTGTTCGGTAAGCCGTTTCGTTGTGCTCGATCGTCCATTCGCGAAGAGCTCCTGTTGTTGCTCTAGAGAAGAGCGTTGGTAGTTTTGGCATAATATAAATT